GTGCTGTAACAATAGGGTCTGTTGTGTCTGCTGCTCCTGCACCTGAATCTACTCTCATAGCAAAAACGGATGTTTTATCTGTAGGTAAACCAGAAGTGAAAGTTAAAGTCTCTGCTGCTGCATCAGCACCAAAAGATTTATAAGCCATGATACCTTGGTTATTAGTACCATTAGTTATTTCACCGCCACTCTGAGTGTATGTACCTTCTACTGTCCATGTAGTGTTTGTCTTAGAACAACCACAGAAAGCTAAACCTAAACTGTTAGTTTTAGGAACTAAAGTAAAAGTACAATCTTCTGAATTATCTACTGTTGCTGCATCATAATCAACATCAATAGTATTAACAGAGAAAGAAGCTAAATCTACATTTTCTACCAAAGCTGCAAGTACATGACCAGAAGAAGTCGAAGGACTAGCCCCTGTGAAACTAATTGTACTATTAGCTATATTAGCTAAATCAGACTCTAATATATAACCTGCTATTACTGTGAAAGTAGAACTTGCATCATTTCTTGCTGGTTCTATTAAAGTTAAAGCTTGTGTACCTATGTCTACTGCTGTGATAGCTGTAGCTGCTGATGTTTCAAAATTGAAAACAACTATTAAAGCTCTATCTGAAGCATTAGTACTCGCTGAGATAGGGAAGATAGGTAAAGTATAAACACTTGCATTACCAGCCATATCACCAATAAGTTGTACAGGACCACCTGAAGGTGCTTCTTCTACAGTTACTGAGTGTTTCTGTGAATTACCAGACTCACCAGTTTCATTAGCTCCGAACGCTGATATTTTAGTTGTATCTACTGCTCTTATAACATATTCATGAACACCACCTGAAACACCTGTTAAAACACCTTTCAAACCTGTGAAAGATAAAACTGGTGTAGTTAAATCGCTTGTCTCATAGACATTAAATTTAGAGATAGTGTCTCTTCTTGTTGAACGGTATCTACCAATCCTGAAAGTAACCTCACCATTTGCTGTAGCAGTGGCTGCACTTCTCAGAGGTGGTACTGTTCTACCTTTTTGGCCCCAAATATATTCAGAGAAAGATTCTCCTACTTGAGCAAAACCTCTGTCGCCATCAACGATACCGTCAAAAGTTACAGGGTTAGAACCTACTGTTGGATTTCTAACAGGTAAATTATCTTTGTAGTAACTTCTACATCTTTCAGCAATAAATTCTTCTTCAGGATGAGGCCAACACCATTCACCTGTATCGTCTTGCCAACCAGTGTCGTTAGGTAAAACATTTAAAGGTGCTTTGTAAGATGTAATATTAGCACCATAACCTAATGCGTCTAAAGGAGAACCTTCTTCTATTCTAGGTAAGTAATCCCAACCATTTGTATCTGGGTTTGTTGTTAATAAGTTTGAAACAGTCCAAGCTGTACCGTGTGGGTCTGTATTTGTGAAACCGTAGTTCCAAGAGTTAGTTAATGAACTACCATTAGCACTACCTGTATTAGATAACAAACCACCTACATCATCTACTGATACACCATTCCAACCTAATTGGTGGAATATAATATTTGAAAGTGTTAAATCATTAGTTGAATTAGAAGCACGTATGAAAGTGGCCGGACCACCATCGTAAGTTGTACAGTTACCAAAACTAGATTTATCTAGAGTTAATACTGAATCCATTCCAAATAATACAGCACTTGTAGAACCTGTTTGAGGTGTAATTGTGTTAGTTACATCCCAAGCTACTAAGTCTGAAGCTACTATATCTGAAGTTAAAGCATTACCATCTGAAGTACAAAATACTAGGTCGCAATTTAAAGCACCATTTGCTTTGAAAACTGTACCTTCTGGGTATGACTCGTTACCTGTAGCAGGGAAAGCATAAACACCAGCGTAGTTTTTGTAGAAAGGAACTTTATCTTCTTGGTCAGCATCTATTACCCAGTTATTAGCTATCATAGCAAACTTAGAAGAATAGTGAGTTAAACCACCTCTAGGTTGGTCTCCATGATATTCATCCATTCTAAGGATATTACCCCTAGCGATAGTATAATCTATCATGTTACCGAATTGCATTTGGTATCTAGCTTGACCAAAAGAGTAACAATGTTGAACTGTTGTATAATCCCCTTGTAAGTACATTGCAGCTACTGAACCATAAGGTTGAGCGGCTTCTGTAAATGTTTGAGGGTTTTGTGCATATCCTGAGTCTGTAGCACCACACAAGTCAAATATTTGATTTGCTGATTGACATATTACTGCTTGTCTGTTACCACCTTTCCATTCTAAACCACCCCACTTAACGTAAGGTTGAGGTGTTGTTACACCACCTAGAATTTCAAGTAACTCATCTTGTCTTTGTATACTATCATGTGCTTCACCATCAATAATAGTGAAACCTTGTGACATAATAGTTGTCATCTGTGTAGCAGTACCTGCTGGAACATCTCCACCAAAAGTATCTGCAAACGTATTTTCGTAACTACCATTAGCTGTTACTGAAGCAAAAACAGTACCTTCTGGTACAATTAAAGTATCTCCAGCATTAAAGATAGATTCTAAAATACCAATCCTAATATAAGGACTTACAGTGTCTACACCTAAATTAACTATCTTAGATGTTCCTGTATTATCTACATGTATAATGAACCTAGCTTTTTCAGCCTCTCCATCATCATTAGAACAACCTATAGAAACTTTTACACCTTGTCCTCTTGGTAAACCTGTTGTATCCCAAGACATTTCACCTGTTTCTGGGTGGATAGTAAAACCTTCTGGACCGTATTCTTTAAACCAAAAAACATCTGAACTAGCACTAAGTGTAGCAGTAGCTGTGTAGATAGAACCTAAAGTTACTACAACATTTGGTATAGTGTTAATTGCTGGAGCTGGTGGTGGAATTGGAGCATCGTAGGCTCTGTACTCATCAGGTTCACCAACTATGAATAAGTTATCACCATTAGTGAAAGTTACACCTTCTGGTTGTGTGAATTCTGAAATATCTATTTGTGAAAGGACATTACCATTATTAGGGTCTACTTGAATCAGTTCTCTACCTCTGTGAGATAGAATTACTACTGTTCCTGTAGGTTGGTGGAAAGTGATACCTGAAAGGTCAAATTGTGAACCTGTAGCACCTAATGAAGCAAAAGCTACTTCTGGGTCAAATGGTTCTGTTACTACTAACTCTGCATCGTTGTAAGTGTAACTTGTATTTTGATTTACAGGTCTAACTACTTTGTAGAACTTTCTAGGAGTATTAGCTTGTTCA